TAAACGCTATCCTCGACGAGATCGCTTGGCCTCCATCTATGCGAGAGATCCAATACGGAGACACGATCTTTCAGGCGGACCCGGGCACACCTCGTACCGCTCTAGCTGCATTACAGACGGCTACTATCTCCGAGTACGGAGCTTTGTATATCAATGCTCGAGGATCTGTAGAGCTGCACGATCGAGCTTTTTGCATAGACTCGCAGGCTTTCCCGCCTGTAGTGTTTAACGATGACGGTAGCGAGATTACGTACTTTAATGCCATTTGGCGTTTAGATGATACTCAGGTTTATAACTCTGCCTCTATTACCAAAATAGGCGGTACGCCTCAACTAGCCGAGGATCAAGCCTCTATCGATGAGTATTTTGTACACTCATATAACCAAACTAATTTAGTGATGGAGACAGATCAAGCGGCCCTCGATTACGCACGGGCTTACGTAGCTAGTCGTAAGAGCACTCGTACCCGTTGCGATGCTATCGAGTTAGACCTTTACACGCCGGACTATAACGCCGGCATTATTGCCGCGCTTGATTTAGATTTTTTTGATCCGGTCGAGATTACGACTAATCAGCCTGGTAATTCAACTCTACAACAGACACTACAAGTATTTGGCGTAGTCCACCGCGTTACGCCTAACTCATGGAAAACGACATTTACAACACTAGAGCCGATTATCGACGGCTTTATATTAGACTCAACACTATACGGAGTGCTCGATACCTCCGTATTAGCATACTAAGGAGCAAGTGATGGCAGCTGGTCAAGGTTTTAAGACCTTTACAACAGGCGAGGTATTAACCGCCGGCGATGTAAACGGCTACCTAATGCAGGGCATTAACGTATTTACAAACGCGACGGCTCGAGATGCAGCTATCACCGCACCGGCCGAGGGACAATTCGCTTTTACAAAAGATAATAACTCGCTCTGGTATTACGACGGTGCAGCGTGGGTAGCCTCAGGGGCAACCGGTGATATCGAGGGCGTTACCGTGACGAGTCCTATTACCGGCGGCGGTACATCCGGCACCGTTACTATTGGCTTAGATGCAACGGCAGCAACTACCCTAGGCATCAATGCTCAAACCGGCACGACATACACGTTAGTTATCGGTGATGCCTCTAATGATCTAGTGCAACTAAATAACGCGAGCGCTATTACCGTTACGGTCCCTCCATCTGTGTTTAGTGTTGGGCAACAAATAAATGTTTATCAGCGTGGAGCAGGTGCCGTAGCTTTTACTCAAGGCGCAGGGGTAACTATTCGCTCAACAGGTGCGGTATCAACCGCTCCTAATCTACGAGCTCAATACTCCGCGGCTACCGTTATCTGTATTGGCGTAAACGAGTTTTTAATTGTGGGCGACCTTTCATAATGGCCCCTATTTTAGGTATTTTGGCCTCGGGCAGACCGAGAGTTAAAACGTCGTATGAGTCGATAGCCTCAACTACTTTAGGTAGTGCTAGCTCGGTTATTACTTTTAGCTCTATTCCATCTACCTACAAACACTTACAATTAAGAATATGGGGTTATAATAACTCAGGCTCAGACCGTAGCTTAGAGATGCGCCTCAATAATGACTCTGGGGCTAATTACGTAGATCACTTTTTACTCTCAAATAATACGAGCGCACCTTTTGCCGGAGGCGTTACAGGTCGTACCGCTGCCTATACCTTTGATACTAATACGGTACAGAGAGGCTTTAACGGCGACCCTGCTAAAGCGAGTGCTTTTATAATTGACATACACGATTATCAGAGCACAACAAAAAATAAAACTATTAAAGCTTTTGGCGGATGGGATGGCAACGGGTCGGGCTGGGTTGGTTTGGCCTCTAATCTATGGCTCTCAACGGCCGCCGTAAATCGTATCGATTTATCGGTGCCTTTTAGTACGCTGTTGCAACCGGGTACGATTATGTCACTTTATGGGATCAAGGGGTAAACGATGCCAATTACTTACGAGCCTATAGCCACTACAACACTAGGTAGTAACGCAACCTCTATAACTATTAGCTCTATTCCATCTACTTACACGGATCTAAAGCTGATCTACGTAGGTAAAAACGTAGATACTCCGTGGATGGAATTACAGTTTAATAACAATACCTCGAGCGTTTACTCAGATACTGAGACGTACGCTAATGGATCCACTACGACGAGTGCTAGACAAAGCGGCGCGGTATCGATGCGTATCGCTTACCCGTTAAATAGTGCTACTTATCCGTCTATGGTAGAGCTTGATATTTTCTTATATACAGGGACTACTTATAATAAAACCGTACTATCTCGCGGGTCTAATGACCTTAACGGATCGGGTAACGTTTGGCTAAGCGCCGGCTTATTCTCAAATACCTCAGCTATAAACTCTGTAAAACTTATAGCACCGGGCGGTAATAATTTTTATGCAGGTGCAACGGCAACCCTCTACGGAATTAAGTGCGCATAATGGCAAACACTTACGATTTAATCGCGACTAATATTTTATCTACGACGGCTACGAGTGTTACTTTTGCATCAATCCCAAGCACTTATACCGATTTAATATTAAAAACTAGTGCAAGGATGTCTAACGGTGGTGCAACCGATGCCGTATTGGACATAGAATTAAATGGCTCAACGGCAGCCAATTACTCAAATACCAATTTTAGAGGTGACGGGTCTGCCGTTGCATCTAACCGATACACAACAGGGACCGGCTTATCCTATTGGCGCTTTACTTATTCTATGAACGGCAGCGCAACGACGGCCAATACTTTTAATAACACCGATATATATATCCCACGGTATACGACCTCAGATTATAAAATCGCTAGCAATTTTAGCGTGTTAGAAAACAACGCAACCGGGGCAGGTATTAGCGCAGGCGCTGCTCTATGGCAACTAACCTCGGCTATCACTCAAATTAAAATAAGCTGCACTAGCGACACTTTTGCCTCGACCTCATCATTTTATTTATACGGTATTAAAAACTCATAGGGGGAAAAATGACACGACCAATTAAACTCGTACACGATTGCGCTACAGGTATCTCCGAGGAGATCGAGCTAACGGATGAGGAGATCGAAGCTAATGAAGCAGCGGCAGCGGTATACCTCGAGCAAAAGGCCGAGGATGAGCGGGCGGCAAATGAAAAGGCTGCTTTACGAGATGCTGTTTATGCAAAGCTAGGCCTTACCGCAGATGAAGTAGCTGCATTACTAGGATGAGCCTTACAAGCTACAACGGTTATCCTGCATCAAAAGATCCGGCAGAGATCAAAATAAAGTCCTACCCTGTACGGGGTACGGATCGTAAGCTAAGGTGCGCCGAGAGTGTTGGGCCTCTCTTGGCCGCCTTTGCTGCGGAGTTTCACGAGCTAATTGAGCCGATCGACGAGGGCACTTTTGACGATTGGGCTTACGCTTTTCGTATGGTCCGCGGTACGACCGATAAGCTCTCGTGCCACTCAAGCGGTACGGCTATCGATCTTAATGCGACTAAGCATCCATTAGGTAAGCGCGGCACGTTTCCCGCTGAAAAGGTACCTATGATCCAAGCGCTCTCACGTAAGTACGGCCTCAAATGGGGCGGCGACTTTAAGAGCCGAGCCGATGAGATGCATTGGGAAGTAGCCGTAACACCGGCCAAGGCTAAAGCCTTAATCGCTAGCTTAGGTTTATAGTACGACAAATCCTAAAGGGCATTTAGGAGTAAGACAATGAAAGAGCAAGCATTAGCGGCAGCAAAATCATACGGGCGAGCAGCGGTAGCATCCGTCGCAGCTTTGTATATGTCAGGTATTACAGATCCTAAGGTATTAGCTAACGCGTTTATCGCTGGGCTAATCGGTCCACTACTAAAGGCCTTGCAACCGTCGGAGAAGCAATTAGGCGTAGGCGCTAAGTAATGGAAAGAGCTCAGCTCATAGTCGGTATAGCTTTGGGGAGCTTTACCATTTTGGGGCTAGGGGCTGGGCTCATCCGACACGTGGTAAAGGCCTACCTCAACGAGCTTAAGCCTGATAACAATGGCGGCCATAACCTAGCGGGGCGCGTTGAGCGTATTGAGCAGCGGGTAGACCGCATTTACGAGATTTTGTTAGAGGATCGCTTAGCCAAGTAGCGACACGCCAAAAGGCTATACGCTTTCATTTGTGACAAAAAGCCCTCATACTGATACTACAAACGCTGAGAGGGCTACTCGGTTAGTAGCTTAATCGGCCTTAACAAAGGGCTAAGTAAATGAATAGTTTAGATATATTAATAGCACTAGCGGCCGCAGGTATGGGCTTTATGTTTATGGTGCTGGGATACTCCATTGGTTACAAGCAAGGACACGGCGAGGGTTTTCTACGCGGCCGCGCTATCGCTCAAGCTCTACGCGATAAGGAGCTAAGCGCATGAGTTTTCTAGATAATTATGAGGATGTAAACGCACGTATTAAGCGCTTTCGATCAGAGCATCCGAGCGGTAGATTAATTGCTTTTATCGATAGCTTTGATATTGAAAAAGGCACGATCCTAGTAAGAGCTGAGGCATACCGTAAGTATGAGGATCAGGTACCGAGCGCGGTCGATTACGCTTTTGGTAACGTAAATACATACCCGCAGAATATGCGTAAATGGATGGTAGAGGACACGGTTACGAGCGCTTTTGGCCGCGTTATCGGTTTGTTATCACCGAGTGAGGGCGGACGACCAACACGGCAGGATATGGAAAAGGTCGAGACACTACCGGCAAGCGCGGATCCGTGGAGTACTAAAGCCTCGATCGAGGATATGGCCACTATGGCAAGTGCGGTACTAGAGATAGGTAAAGAGCTAGGCGGTGAGTTAGTAGCTGAGGCCCCTCGATGCGCTCACGGTACGATGATTTGGGCCGAGGGTACGGCTAAGGCTACGGGCAAGCCGTGGGCCGCGTACAAATGCACCGAAAAGGTACGCTCTAATCAATGTAATCCATATTGGCACGTACTTAACTCATCCGGCAAATGGGTACCTCAGGTATAACCATGGGCGAGCTAACCTTTATTAAAGACGGACTAGCTACAACTATCCACGATAACGGCGATATGACGGTAGTAGCTGCGAAACAATGCGACGAGTGCTTTACATGGCAGACCGATCTAGGCGGCTTTAACGTACGCGATGTATCCGGTGAGGTTGTGTTATGGCTATGTGCACTATGTCGCGCTTAGCTAAAGTAGTACTCGATAGATCGCAGGAGATTACCGCTCATCGGGTAGGGCTAGAGCGCACGATCGTACGTAATGCTAATCCAAGCGATGCTAGTAATTATGGGCAGGTCTATAAAAACTGGCACGAGCTTGTATGGCAAGAGGCCGAGAGTGCCGCAGCTGAGATAGCCGTAGCTAACTATTTTGGCGATTATGGCTTTACGCCGGCTATCGATAACGCTCACGATACGGCAGATGTGGGCGATAATATCGAGGTCAAATGGACCAAACACTCTAACGGCCATTTAATACTACAAAATAGGGGACCGGGTAGGCCTAACGATGTAGCTATATTAGTTACAGGCTTTAGCCCGGTCTACGTGTTATTGGGATGGATGCCTGTACATATGGCCAAGCAACCTAGATACAAGCATCCGCACCAAAATAATTTCTGGGTACCTCGATCGAGCTTATTCGAGATGCAATATCTAAAGAGGTCTAATTATGGCGACGTATAAAACTAAGTGCCGCTTATGCGCTCGCATTACTGAGCATATTGAGCGTGTAGTAACCGATAATCTGCCACCGTACGTTAAAACGCTCCAATGCGTTAAATGCGGCGTAATGGGGGTCGTAATGATGGAGGACGTTAAAGATGCCAACGTATGAGTATGTGTGCATAGTGTGTAACGTGCGATATGAGACTATCGAAAAGATGGCAGAGCACGTAACGCCTTATTGTTGCTCGATGATGATGAGGCAGATATATAGCGCTCCCGGTATTAGCTTTAAGGGTACGGGCTGGGGCCACCAATGACTTATCCACATAAGTTATACACAGGTGTTAATAGCCTGTGGGACACGCTCAAGATTACGCTCAAGATTGACACGTATTTGACTAAGGGTTTACGCTCCATGCTAGCTAGCGAGCCGCTGAGGCGGATAGCTCGCGGGCTAAGCTTGGTGCTATTGGCCGGGCTATTTGTATTTGGCAATACAACAAATGCAATAGCCGTAAGCACTCAAAGAGATAAAGAAAACTACAAACTCTACGCACATATAAAGCTATTAAATGCTAAAGAGTATCGATGCCTTGAGTTGCTATGGACACGTGAGAGTAGATGGGATCCAAGAGCAGATAATCCTAAGAGCTCTGCATTTGGTATACCTCAATTACTTAAGATGAAAGAGTTAGATCCATTTAAGCAAATAGATCTAGGACTTAAGTACATCGCACACAAACACCGCACACCGTGCAAGGCTTGGCAATTCCACAAACTAAGGGGCTGGTATTAATGGTAAGAGGTAGACAAGATCCAAGGGTAGGACGTGATTACAAACGCGTTAGGTTAGTCGTATTAGCTAGAGATGGCTACGTTTGTGCCTATTGTGGGCAGGATGCAAATACAGTAGATCACGTAGTAAGTATCAAAGCCGGAGGAGATCCGATCTCATTAGAGAATATGGTCGCCTGTTGTAAGCGCTGCAATAGCTCAAAGGGATCACGCTCAAAAGGCGTTTTTTTAGCATCTAATTCTACCCCCCCTGCCTTTCGATACTCTATCTCCCCGATGACCACCTCAACGGTCCTAGCCGGTCCTGTAACGACCCAAACTAAACAGGATGAGTAAGGATATGGAGCAGACCAAGCCGCGGCGTATGGGGGCTACTGAGCCCCGATTACATAGCCCGTACATAAAGGGCCCTAACCGTGGCGATGAGGTAGCTGAGTTAGCTGAGAGTATTGGCCTACCGCTTTTACCGTGGCAAGACTTTGTAATTAGGGACATGACCTCTATAGACGAGGCCGGGATGTTTATAAGAAAAACTAATCTCGTACTTTGTGCCCGCCAACAGGGTAAGACTCATCTCGCGCGTATGATGATGCTCGCGCACCTCTACCTATTCGACTCTAAAAACGTGATTATTATGAGCTCTAATAGATCGATGGCTTTAGACACCTTTAGACAAGTGGCCTATGCGATAGAGGGCTCTAGTGAGCTTAGCCAATCGGTCCGACAAATACGTTTCGCTAATGGCACCGAGTCGATCGAGATGAAAAACGGCGCTCGCCTCGATGTTGTAGCTGCGACCCGTGACGGCTCCCGTGGACGTACGGCAGACCTGCTCTATATCGATGAGGTACGAGAGATCTCCGAGGAGGGTTTTAGAGCTGCGACCCCTACTACCCGCGCACGTCCTAACGCTCAGACACTTTTAACTAGCAACGCCGGCGATGCGTTTTCGACCGTGCTTAACGATCTAGTCGAGAGGGCTAAAAGTTTCCCGCCTAAGACGTTTGGCTACTATGAATATAGTGCGCCGCCTTTCGCCAAGATCACCGATCGCGATGCGTGGGCCATGGCTAACCCGGCGCTCGGATACACCGTTACCGAGGAGGCTTTAGAGGAGGCGGTAGCTACTCAGCCGATCGAGACGACTAAAACCGAGATGTTATGCCAATGGGTCAGCTCTACGGCGAGCCCTTGGCCACATATGGCGGTAGAGGATGCAAGCGATAGCACCTTAGAAATGGGTGCCGGACCTCTTACTATTTTCGCCTTTGACGTGGCACCGTCGCGCCGCGATGGATCCCTAGTGATGGGCCAAGTGCTTGCGGATGGTCGTATCGGCGTACAGGTACTCGAGGTCTTTCACTCGGACGTATCTATCGACGAGCTTTATATGGCAGACCATATAGCCAAATGGTGCAAGGACTTTTACCCTCGGACCGTTTGTTATGACAAGTACACAACGGCCACGATCGCCAAACGCCTCGAAATTAATGGCATCCACATCACCGATATTTCAGGGCAAAAGGGGTACCAAGCCTCAGGAGATCTCTATGAGGCTCTAGCTAATAAGAGGCTCGTACATCCGGGCCAAGATTTGCTCGTCTCCCATTTTGCGAATTGTGCATCTAAAGAGTCGGACTCAAGTTGGCGTATCGTGAGGCGTAAATCCGCGGGACCGGTTGATATAGCTATCGGCGTAAGTTTCGTCGTGCACATACTCAATCAACCTCTAGGAGAGGCTAAGATTTATATGTAGACACGCCGGCTAAAACCTGATTTTATGCTTGACATTTTGGGAAAATTGCTCCCATGGGATTACTACAAACGCTTGGATTAAAGGCAGCCGATAAACCGGCTATCGAGGCACAGTACGCACCCGCCGTAATGGATACTACTTACGGCTACGGATCATTTAATACTAATAGCGCTTACGGATATAACGGTATTGGTATCGATCGTAATTTTGCTTTACAGGTAGCTAGCGTTGCACGTTGCCGTAATTTAATTGCCGGTGTTATCTCATCTATCGATTTAGCACTATACAAAAAATCTACAGGCGAAAAGTTAGGCTCTCCAATTTGGTTAGAGCAACCTGATATACGTCAGCCTCGTAGCGTAACTATTAGCGCTACCGTGGACTCGTTAATTTTTTACTCGGTCGCATATTGGCGCGTTACATCTTTGTACGCAGATGATGGACGACCTAGCGGCTTTGAGTGGGTAGCTAATAACCGAGTTACATATACAACTAATCAATACGGTACAGAAGTACAGGATTATTTTATCGACGGTAATTTAGTACCAATGGGCGGTATCGGATCTCTTGTTACTTTTCAATCTTTGCTACCTGGTGTATTGCAGACGGCTAGTACAACTATTAGAGCTGCATACGATGTACAAAAAGCAGCGGCGGTAAGTGCTGCGACACCAATGGCTACAACAGTATTAAAAAATAATGGCGCTGATCTACCTGAGTCACAGATCCAAGGCATCCTCGCAGGATGGAAAGCCGCTCGCCAAAATCGCTCGACGGCATATCTCACATCTACTTTATCCGTAGAAAATATCGGCTTTAGCCCTAAGGACATGATGTATAACGAGGCATCTCAGTACTTAGCTACAGAGATCGCGCGCGCTATGAACGTACCGGCGTATTACATCTCTGCGGACATGAATAACAGTATGACCTATCAAAATATTATCGACGGTCGTAAAGAGTTTGTAGCTTATTCTTTGCAGCCTTACATCTCAGCTATTGAGGATCGTCTATCAATGAACGACATCACAAACGGATCTAATGAGGTCCGCTTTGCAGTAGATGACTCGTTTTTACGTGTAGATGCAAAAGATCGTTTAGATATTATTGAAAAGATGCTAAACCTAGAGTTAATCGACGTAAACCAAGCTCGACAAATGGAGCAACTAACACCGCTAGGAGATACAAGTGCTACTAACGTTTAGCCAAGAGATCCAAGCCGCAGATACAGAGCGGCGCATCGTATCCGGACTCGTTGCACCATATGGCGAGGTCGGTTACACCTCTGCCGGCCCGGTAGTTTTCGAGCGCGGATCTATTGTTATCCCTGATACAAATAAAATTAAATTACTTTCTCAGCATCAACAAGATAAGCCGGTAGGTCGCGCTATCTCGTTTAGTGACTCGACCGAGGGCGTGTACGGATCGTTTAAGCTTTCGAGTAGCACTCGGGGACAAGATGCACTCGTATTAGCTCAGGAAAACCTAGTATCCGGCTTATCCGTAGGGGTGGATGTAACCGCCTCTAAGCCTATGGGGGATTACCTGTTAGTTACGGCGGCGGTCCTCAAAGAGGTAAGCCTCGTAGAGAGCGCGGCCTTTTCTAGCGCCTCCGTTACTGATATTGCCGCTGCGCGAGCTGCGCTCGAAGCTGCGACAAGCACAAAAGAAAAAACAACAACGATTAATACGACAATCGTAGAGATCGAAACCGAAACAGAAACAGAAAGCGAGGCGGCCGTGACTACAGCCCCTGAAAATACACCGGAGGAGACTCCGGTAGATGCACCGGTCGAGGCTGAAAAGGTCGAGGCCGCTCGAAAGATTATCCGTCCATCAGTACTAGACTCTCAGCGAGTACGTACACCGATTACATCTATGGCGACATACACAGAGCACAAGATTAAAGCTGCTCTAGGCGATGACACATCAAAGCTATACGTAACCGCAGCGGATGATAGCTTTACTACAAACCCTGCATTTTCTCCTACACAATACCTAACCGAGTTTGTATCAAATACTAATTTTGGCCGTCCAACTATCGACGCGCTATCTCGTGGTACTTTGCCAAGCTCAGGTATGACTATCCAAATCCCATCACTCGTTACATCTGCGGGCGGTCAATCAGGTGTAGCACCTGTAGTAACCGTTGAGGCTGAGGCGGGCGCCGTACAAAATACGGGCATGGTAACGGAATATTTAAGCGGGACAGTATCCAAGTACTCAGGCATGAATACGCTCAGCGTTGAATTGTTAGAGCGCTCAGATCCAAACTTCTACGCAGAGCTAACTAATCAGCTACAACGCGCTTACCTACTAGCTACAGATGCTGCGGTTATCTCAGCTATTAACGCGGGTACAGATCAGGCAGATGCTCAGGATGCAGACTCCGATGGAATTATCGGCTTTGTATCTAAGGAAGCTGCAAATATCTACAAAAACTCTAGCTATTTTGCTAAGAACTTTGTAGCTGGTCCCGGCATGTGGAGTCTATTAATGGGCGCTACCGATACTACCGGACGTCCAATTTATAACGCTGTATCACAGACATACAACGCGGCAGGTCAGGCTAACCCTACAAGCATTAAGGGTAACGTCCTCGGCTTGGATCTATACGTAGATCATCAGCTACCTTCAACAGTAGTAGATAACTCTGCGTACATCATCGCACCGGAGGCTATGACCGTATACGAGTCACCTCAGGCATACATGAGCGTAAACGTCGTATCTAACCTACAGGTACAGATCGCGATTTACGGATTTATGGCGACAATTATCAAGATGCCTAACGGTATCTCTCGCTTTAACCTAACGTAAGAAACCTAGTAGTCGGTAGGGCTCTTAGCCCTTTGAGCCCTACCGGCCTTTTCTAATTTAAGGAGGACACCATGGCAGCGACATACGTAACCGAGGCCGAGCTACGCTCTAACCTTGGCATCGAAAATCTATATAGCTCTGCCGTGGTTGAGGAGGTTTGCCAAACGGCTCAAGATCTCCTAAATCAGTTTTTATGGTTTGACTCAGCGCCGGTAGTAGGTACGACTCTACAAAATAACGTAGCTACCGTAATGATCGCTAACCCTGCAATATTTAGTACCGGACAGAGCGTAACCTTGAGTGGGTGCGGCTCAACCTTTAACGGCACATACACAATTACGGGCACTATGCCGTGGAGCGCCGGTACTACTAATCTCATCCCGTCGATCGTTTGGAATAACTACGCGTGGAATTGGCCCGCAGGTTATAGCTTTATCCAATTTGCTCGCACTAATGCAGATATTAATTTTTCTCGTGTCCTACCTTATGGCCAAGCCGTAGGTACTGATACTAAAACTACCGCGTACGCATCTACGCCGGCCGTACGTGAGGCCGCGATGATCCTAGCCGTAGATATTTGGCAAGCTCGACAAGTCTCACAAACCGGCGGCGTATCGATCGACGGATTTAGCCCGAGCCCGTATCGCATGGGTAATAGCATGATCGGCAAAATCCGCGGGCTCATCGCCGGGTATATGTCACCTTTAACGATGATCGGGTAGCAAGATGACCGCGGCCATTACAACACTACGCGCCTCACTAGCTCAGGCGTTAGCTAATACAAACGTTTGGAATACCTACGCGTATCCGCCTCCAACTATTACGGCTAACTCCGTAATCGTATCTCCGGCAGATCCTTACATCACTCCAAGCAATAACGAGTATGTATCAATCTCGCCTATGGCTAATTTTCGCATTATTTGTAACGTGCCTATGTACGATAACCAAGGCAACCTACAAGGCATCGAGACGATGGTAGTAGCGGTCATTAATAAGCTAGCGGCCTCATCGATCGTAATGAATATTGGCAGCGTTAGCGCTCCAAGTGTTTTAACCGTACAGAGCGGCGACCTTTTAACCGTAGATGTAAATATCTCAATACTAACGAGCTGGGAGTAACTAATGGCATATACAGAGGATGACCTAAAGTTTTTGCGAAAGATCGGGCAGCTCACAGATGAGCCGGCTCCGGTTAAAGTAGCAAAAGTAAAAATCGAAACAACACCAACAACAACCGAAAGCGAGGAATAGGCCCATGGCCATTTTTCTAAGTAATGGAGTGGTCGTAACCCTTAACTCGGTCGATCTCTCAGATCATGTAACAAGCGCAACTATTAACCGCGTATTTGAGGAGCTTGAGGTAACGGCCATGGGTGATGCCGCTAGACGTTTCACAAAAGGCCTAGAGACTTCGACGATTACGTTGGACTTCCTGAACGATACCGCTACTGGTGAAGTCCTACAGACTTTGCAAGCTGCTTGGGGTACAACAGTACCTATCACTCTAAAGCAGACAAGCGCTACTATCTCAGCTACTAACCCTGAATATCAGACAACAGTATTAGTAAATAACACTACTGATATTAACGGCGCGGTAGGAGATATCTCTACTCAGAGCATTACCTTCACCTGCAACTCACCTATCACAGTAGACACAACCGTCTAAACAAAAAGAAAAGGGGCACACAATGGCACGACTCAAAATAACAAGGGCTACCGGGGATGTAACTGAGCATCAGATTACTCCACGTATTGAGTATGCCTTTGAGCTCTACGCTAAGAAAGGTTTTCATAAGGCCTTTCGTGATGATGAAAAGCAAACCGATTTATTTTGGTTAGCTTGGGAGTGTATTAGGACAAGCGGCGAAACCGTAAAAAGTTTTGGCCCTGAGTTTTTAGATACATTAACTCGAGTCGAGGTATTAGACGACGAGCCTTTAAGCTAGGGCGGGACTCTCTAACCTATTTGGTAGCGCAACTATCGATACGGTTAGGGATCCCGCCTCAAGCGGTACTAGATCTCGAGCCCGAGATGTTTAAGATGTTAGTAAGAGTATTAAACGAGCAAGCTGAGGAGTCTAAAAATGTCCGTACAACTAAACGGGTATAAAGAGACTCTACGCGCGATCCGTAAAATAGATCCCGAGTTATTAAAAGAGATGAATAAAGAGATTAAGGGAATTATGATCCCGATACGCGACAAGGCCCGGGGCTATGCTCCGACCGCTGCGCCGGGTGGGCTTTATAACTGGGACGAGGGCACCGTAGGTAAAAAGATTACGGCCCGTAACTCTGCATTTAGGACTTTTAATACCGAGGGACGTTTACGCCGTTTTCCCTTTTATGATGCTGAGGCAGCTCGCAAAGGGATCTACTACTCAGCTGCTCCAAGTGAGCGTAACAAAAACGGCTTTAGAGCTATGTACTACATCGCTAATAAATCTGCCTCAGGCGCAATTTATGAAACCGCCGGCCGTACTAACCCGGGCGGATCTCCTAAGAGTAAATCTAATAACCCTAACGCCGGCGCTAATTTTGTTAGCCGCATGGGTCCTCTATATGGCGATAGTAGAGAAAACCGTGGCCGCATGATCTTTAGAGCATGGGCAGAGGATCAAGGCAAGGTACAAGGATCGGTAATTAAAGCTATAGAAAATACCGTAAAGGCCTTTAATCAAGGTCGTTACGCTAAGGCGGCATAATGAGAAACCTACCCAGCCTCGTCGTAAGTGCCGTATCTACATGGGACGGTAAAGCCTTAGCTAAGGGCCAAAAGCAATTAGGCGGCTTTGAGAAAGGCATTAAAAGCGTAGCTAAAACTCTAGGCGTTACGTTTGGCGCTGCGGCTATGCTCGCTTACGGTAAAAATGCCGTTAAGGCTTTTGCAGAAAATGAGAAGTCAGCCAAGCGGCTCGAGACAGTATTAAAAAATCTCGGTTTAGCTTTCGATACAGATATTATCGAAAAGAGACTCGGCGACATATCGGCCAAGTTTGGTTACGAGGGTGAAGTATTACGCGAGGCTTTTCAGAAACTCATAACCGTAACCGGTGATACCTCTAAAGCTCAGGATCTACTTAACCTATCTCTAGATGTAGCGGCAGGATCGGGCCAAGATTTATTAACCGTAAATCAGGATCTCGCAGCTCTATACGTGGGCAACACTAAAGGCCTAAGAAAATATAACCTTGGCCTAACACAAACAGAGTTAAAGACTCTAGATGTTAATGATGCCGTCCAATTATTGACAAAGACTTTTGCCGGAGCAGGTACGGCCGAGCTTGATACGTACGCGGGTAAAATGCGCGTACTTAAGGAGGCAGCCGGTAACGCTCAGGAGATCATAGGTAAAGGTCTAGTAGATGCTTTATCCGGTCTAGGCGAGGATGACTCGGTAGCTAAATTAGCCTCCAATATGGAAAAAGCCGCCGAAAGTACGGCGGATGTTATTCGCGGTATTGGAATATTGGCAGAAAAATTAAAGAGTATTCCCGGCTTTGATACTAAAGATTGGGAGTATGTTTACAATATCTCCTATCTAAAGTTTATTAAAGATTTAGGTAAAGCCGATAGAATTAAACCTAGACCTTTTACTACACCTATGACAATATCGGGTGCTACCGATGCTCAAGTAAAGGCGGACAAAGCTAGAGCGGCCGCAGCCGCCGCAGCCGCTAAGCGTGAAAAAGAGCGCCTAGCGCTATTAAAAAAATCTGCCTTAGTAGAAAAAAATAAACTTTCGTTATCAAAGGCAGCGGCAGCGTTTGACACTAACCGTATCTCCATCGCCGCAGCTCTACGCTCTACCTACGATAAAGAGACGATCCTACGCCTCGAGGCTTTACAGGCTATCGAGGAGGATAACGGCGACCTAGCTCTAAAGAAAATCGGCGAGCTCGCAGCGTTTCAGAAAAACGCCGATTTAGAAAAGCTAGCCGGTATTAAACAAATCGGCGAGGCGACTCTTAACGAGCTTAATACTCGACTCCTAAAAGAGCTCGACGTTATTAATAAATCAAAGATGGCCGAGGGCGATAAGGAGCTAGCACGTGAGGAGGCGTTTAAGAAGTATAACGCCGCTATCGAGGCAGCTGGTCAGCTAGCGGCTAAAGAGCAATACTCAGAGCGTACACAGATCCAACTAACCGAGATCGCGCGCCTTGCATCTCAGAGCAATACTACTAATGCTCTAAAGACACAGGTATTACTACGCGAGCAAGCCGAGCTATCTATGATCGATCGCGTGGCCGCAGCTCAGAAAAAGGCGGACGATGCGCGCCTATCTGCTCTACAGACTTATATTAATTTACTTAACAAAGCCGGTACAGGTCCAAGCGCTAACACCGCGACAATAGAGAAAATGTCACCGGCTCAAGCTGAGGCGGCACTAGCTAAAGAGCCTACAAGCGTACCTACTGCTCTTACACCTGCTCAGATCTCCGGGCTACGTTATGCAGCTCAAGGGCAAGATGCTTATGAGAAGTCACTAGCTAAGATTTCGCTAACCGATCAAGTAGCTCAGGGCTCATTTACTCAAGGCCGCGAGGCCGGGCTATCGGTCGCAGCTGCGGCAAGTGGAGCTCGTTATGCAGCTCAGGCAGCGGCTACCTATAATCTTAATTTTAATGCCGGGGTAATTGCCCAACAAGATGAGTTTGTAGTCCTCGTACAAGATACGATCCAACGCCTCAACCGCGGAGGAGATCCACTTACTACGGCGGGCGTACTATGACCGTCCCTGTAATTAACGCTATTATCAATTTTTCCACGGGCCCGGCTTTTGCTCAAGCGATGATCCTAGATACGGGGATCCTTGGTACTAACGTGCTCGCAGACTCAGAGGCTTTAATCGTCGATGTATCGGATCAAGTAGACGGTATTACAACTATGCGCGGGCGTAACGCTCAGGCGGACGTATTCCAAACAGGTACCCTAACTCTGCGGATCGTCGATCAAAATGGCGACTTTAATCCTCAAAACCCGGCGGGACCTTATTACGGCCTACTTACACCTCTACGTAAGGTACAGATTACGGCTACCTATGCAGGTACCGAGTATCCGATCTTTAGCGGCTTTATTACTAGCTATACAACTACTACGCCTAAGATGGCTACAGATGTAGTTTATACAACTATTACCGCCGTCGATGCTTTTAGACTTTTCCAAAATAGTCAGATCTCTACCGTTACTTTAGCTGAGGCCGGCGACCTACCCGGCGAGCGCGTAAACGCTATCCTCGACGAGATCGCTTGGCCTCCATCTATGCGAGAGATCCAATACGGAGACACGATCTTTCAGGCGGACCCGGGCACACCTCGTACCGCTCTAGCTGCATTACAGACGGCTACTATTTCCGAGTACGGAGCTTTGTATATCAATGCTCGAGGATCTGTAGAGCTGCAC